CCACGACACCATCTCAATTTAGTATCTCTTTTCTTCAGCAATCGCGGATCGCGTTTTCCAGGCACGACACCCCCCAGATTTTCGCAGATGTAACTTAATAACAACATACGTGCAAAGTTAGACAAATATGATATAACCAAAATACTTATGAAAATAATCCCCTTTACACTTCGTAAAGCCAATGAATTTGTTAGAATACACCATAGACATAGTAAAACTGTAGTTGGATGTAAATTTAGCATTGCAGCAGTTGATGAGTCTGGAACAGTTATTGGTGTAGCAATTGTGGGTAGACCAGTGGCTAGAAGGCTGGATGACGGCTTAACAGGTGAGATAGTTAGAACATGCACTAACGGAGGTAAAAATATAAATAGTTTTTTGTATGGAGCATGTGCAAGAATTTGGAAAGAAATGGGTGGAAAAAGAATTTTAACATATACGTTATCCACAGAATCAGGTTCAAGTTTAAAAGCAGCAGGATATACACATACATCTATTACACAACCATTTAAAGAAGGCACTGGATGGACAACTAGAAAAAATAGAGAATGGCAACCTAAAGTGCATTCATTACCTAAATTAAGATGGGAAAGAATATGGATTTAGATTTACTTCCAAAAGAAAAATTAATAAAAGTAAAACAACTTCTAGATGCAAAAAAGATCCTAAAAGCTAGATCAGAGTTCCTTTTCTTTGTAAAAAATGTTTGGCCAGATTTTATCTGTAGAGAAACAGATGAACCTTCTCAGTGGGGACACCATCAAATTATTGCAGAAAAATTAACTCAGGTATCTGAAGGCAAGATTAAAAGATTAATTATTAATATGCCCCCAAGACATACTAAATCTGAGTTTGCATCTTATTTGTTTCCAGCTTGGATGATGGGACTCCGACCAAAAGCCAAAATTATGCAGGTCTCTCACAATGCTGAACTATCACAAAGATTTGGTAGAAAAGTAAGAAACTTAGTTGACAGCGCTGAATATAAAAAAATTTTTAATAATATGGGACTCCAACAAGACAGCAAAGCAGCAGGACGTTGGGAGACCTCAGACGGGGGTGAATATTTTGCAGCTGGTGTCGGTGGTGCCATAACGGGTAGGGGTGCAGATATATTAATTATTGATGACCCCCATACTGAACAAAATGTTATGTCGGATTCTGCAATGGAAAAAACTTATGACTGGTATGTATCAGGGCCACGTCAACGTTTACAGCCAGGTGGAGCAATTGTTGTTGTAATGACCCGATGGGCCACGGACGATCTGACAGGAAGACTTCTTAAGGCTCAAGTGAATGCAGGCGCTGATCAATGGGAGGTGGTTGAGTTTCCAGCGTTGATGGACGACGGACAACCTGTATGGCCAGAGTATTGGAAAAAAGAAGAATTAGAATCTGTAAAAGCATCTATACCTCCACAACGTTGGAACGCACAATATATGCAAAACCCAACATCAGAAGAAGGAGCCATCATCAAACGAGAATATTGGAGACCATGGGCAGGGGGCGTACCACCATTAGAATTTGTAATTCAATCATTAGACACTGCTTTTTCAAAAAAAGATTCCGCAGATTATAGTGCGATAACTACTTGGGGTGTATTTACACCAACTGAAGATTCTCCTAAATGTTTAATGTTGTTAGATGCATTAAAAGGTCGTTGGGATTTTCCTGAGTTGAAAGCTGTAGCAACAGAACAATTTACATACTGGAAACCAGAGGCCATGGTCATTGAGGCAAAGGCTAGTGGACTACCGCTCATTCAAGAATTGAGAAGAACAGGGATACCTGTCCAGGAGTTTGTCCCTGGTCGAGGAAAAGATAAGATATCAAGAGTGAATGCGGTATCTCCAGTATTTGCATCTGGTATGGTTTTTTACCCTGAAGGAAAGCAATTTGCACATGAAGTTATTGAAGAATGTGCTGCGTTTCCTAACGGAGATAATGATGACCTCGTGGACAGCACCACACAAGCTGTGTTAAGATATAGGGAAGGTAATTTTATATCTGCTGACTTTGATTATGAACCCACAGACGAGGTAAGATTACCTAAAGAATATAAATATTATACATAGAATAACATGGCTAATGATAATAGAATTGTATTAGATTACGATGAAACAGCTAATCTAGATCCTCAAAAACTAGAAGAGGCCAAAAAGAAATTTCAAGAAACTGCTTACGGAATAGTAAGAGATGTAACTCCCGTGGTCGGTGAGGCACAATCCTATAAATATGCATTACAAGATGCTGAAACTTTAAAGAAAGCGGCAAGAGGAGATGAAGGTTTTAAAGATATGACTCCAATTGAAGCTTTGGGGTATGTAGGGCTGACAGCACTCGGAGTTGCAGGTATGACTCCTATCGTAGGTCCGTATGCTAGAAAGGCAGCATCAGGTATTCGTGCATTGATGCCGAAACGTGGACAACGGACACCCGAACCAATAAGAACTGAAAATTTACCTGCTGCTGATTTACCAATGAGAGAGGCAGTCGAAGCCATGGAGAGAGATCCAGGTTTTAGTTTTTTTGTTTCAAATTTACCAGAATATAGACAAGACCCAAGCAATATATTTGTTAATTACAGAGAGTACATGGCTTTAACCCCTGACGCAAGAGCAGCTTATACAAGAGTCGCAAATTCAGGCAAGCTTTCGGCCACAGCAAAAGACAAGGCGGATGCTATACAACAAATTGGAAGAAATCAAGAAAACTTTGAAACGAAAGTTAATACTAATTCTTCAAAAGCACTTACTGTACCTAAGGAACCTTTAACTTTTGGTAAAGGACTTCGATCAAATAAAGATGGAACTGTTAAAGAATATTTAGGATCAGCGGCTTTCGATGAAATTAACAGATCAGGAAATGCAATTGGAACTCCAAAAGAGTGGATGGGATATTTAAAAGGTTTAAGACAAAAAGGAATCAAGGCAGAAGAGTTATCGGACTCTGGACTAATAATATTTAAAGGAGATCAGGTGGTTGGTGGAGATTTATTTAACCTATCAAAAGAAGCACCTAAAACAAGAATAACAAAAGGAGAAATTTTAGCTAGTATTGAAAGCAACCCAACTTACCGTTTAAAAATTGCAGATTATAAACATCCAATTAATACCGAACAAATTTTAAATGTTTATCCTACCTTTTCAAAATTAAGCAGAGATACAGAGTCGATGATTATTAGAAAATCTACTGGTATGGAAAATATTGCTGAAAGATCAAATTTAACTGCAATCACTGATGCTTTAAATAGTGATAGGATGGTGTTTAATGATTTAGCTTCACGATTATCTATCAACACAAATAAATTTCGTACCATAGAAAATACAAGATCTAGGTTGTCAGGTGTTCTAGATCTATTTAATGACAATGAAAAATTATTAGTTAGAAATTTAATAGATCAATATGATAAGGCAATAAAAATTTCTAAAAGTGCAATGACTACAACAAAAGCTCCAAGACATGGAGGGTCGTTTCCAGGAGGAGGAACAGATTACAGAGAAAAAGTTTTATTCTTAGATGAGTCAATTCCAGGAAACACAGTTGGTAAAAGAGTTTACTCAGTTCACTTTAATGAACCTAATGCTGTTACTTTTTTAAGATATGATACTAGAGGAGTGGACAATTATGGAGATACATACTTTATGGTTGAATTACAATCGGATCCTCATCAAACTTTATCTAAAAGTGCTTCATCACATTTAAAAAATTTTAAAGCGGGCAGAACAGAAATTGATCCTAAATCAATGATAAGAAAAAATCCATATTCTAAAAATATTAGGTTAAGAGTTAAAAAAAGAGAAATTCAAGATACACTCGATGAAATGAGTGAATTACAAAACATAAACAAAGAAAGACCTCTTACACCACCTGAGCAAAATAGATTAAATGAATTAACTACTAATTTAAAAGTGCAAGAATCTCAATTAAAAAGAATGCCTGCAAGGCAGGGTGAAGCTGTAACCCCATCAGAATACGATGGAGGTAGTTTGTATAATGAAGACAGAGGAGATTTTGATTTTTTTCCTATGGGTAATGAATCTACTTGGGTTAAGGCTAACATAAGATCAATGGTTCATGATGCAAGACAGAATAATAAAAGATATATTGCTTTAGCTCCCGCAGATTTTTGGCAATTAAAAAATAATGATTCTTTTAAAATAGAACAGTTTTATGGTTTAGGTAATAAACAATTAAGCGATGATCTTTTATTTTTTGATGGATCGTCAAGTAAAGTCTTTGATAACAAAGACGGAAGTGGATTTGGTAAATTTAGAGATAGAAAAACAGATAAAATAGTAGGTACAGCAGTAGTGCCAAAAGCGATGCAAGAGGTGGCAAAAGAAATCGGAGCTACTCTTACTTCTAAAAAAGTTTTTCACACTGATCCAAAAAAACCTTATAAATTATACAGTGAAGAAAAAAAAATTCCACAATACGCATTTAAGAAAAAATTTGAAATGGAAGAGTTTTACGAAAATTTAGATCGAAAAGGTGGGTTAGAAATGATAAAAATGGAAACTGATGATCCTAGAAATTTCGTCGAAAGTATAGTAATAGATTTACAAGGGTCTAGAAAAAAAGCTAAAATGAAAGCTTATAAATTTGGAGGTTTGGTAGAAGTAGATAGATCTAACTTTGCGCCATTATTTTAATGATTGATAAACTATACCAAATAGCTACTATGCCCCCAGAACAAAGAGTTAAAAAAGAAGTGAAGTCAAGTGAAATGGCTGGTAAAGGGTTTGAACAACAACGAGAGGATTTAGGTTTTAAAAAAGGTGGTTTCATTGCAAAAGGTTGTGGTAAGATCATGTCTAACAGAAGAAAAAAAACTAAAGTATATTAATGTCAAGTGAAGATTTAGAAAATACACAGATAGATATTGAAGAAAATATAGGAACTCTTCCTCAGGATGTTGGAACAGTTTTAGACGAGGAAGATAATATAATTGCTGGCGAACCTCCAATTGAAATTCCTCAAGAATCTTTTTTTACAAATCTTGCAACTGTTTTAGATGAACAAACTTTATCTAAAATAGGAAGTGATTTAGTTTCGAACTATGACCAGGATAAAAGATCAAGGCAAGATTGGGTAGACTCTTATATTAAAGGTTTGGATCTTTTAGGATTTAAATATGAATCACCAACAAGACCATTTTTAGGTGCAGCAGGTGTCACTCATCCGTTACTTGCAGAATCAGCTACTCAGTTCCAAGCACAAGCCATTAAAGAATTAGTTCCCTCAGACGGACCAGTCAGAACAGAAGTAGTAGGAGCGCAAACAGATGAAAAAATTGATCAAGCTTCAAGAGTAAAAGATTATATGAATTATATGTTGATGAACAAGATGGAAGAATACACTCCTGACATGGATCAAATGTTGTTTGTGTTACCCCTTACTGGCTCTACATTTAAAAAAGTTTATTTTGATCCAGTCTTAAATAGAGCTTGTTCTAGATTTATCAAAGCTGAAGATTTAGTAGTGCCTTATAATGCAACAGATCTTTCAGATGCTAGTAGAATAACACAGATAGTTCAAACATCAGAAAACGATTTAAGAAAATTACAAGTTTCGGGTTTCTATAGAGATATAGACTTACCGAGACCAGTTTATAAACAAGATAAAGTCCAAGAAAAAATTTATGAACTGGAGGGCGTGTCCGCGAATGACGGACGGGATCGTGGGGGGTTATATAATTTAATTGAAGTACACACTAATCTAGATATTCCAGGATATGAAGATCCAGATGGAATAAAAGTTCCTTACATTATAACAATTGATGAAGACTCTAGAAAAGTTCTATCTATTTATAGAAATTATAGAGAAGACGATTCATCAAAACAAAGAAAAAATTATTTTGTTCACTATAAGTTTTTACCTGGTCTAGGTTTTTATGGCTTTGGTTTAATACACATGATCGGTGGTTTATCAAGAACCGCAACTTCTGCATTAAGACAATTATTAGATGCAGGAACATTATCTAATTTACCTGCTGGATTTAAATCAAGAGGTTTAAGAATTAGAGATGATGCCGAGCCATTACAACCAGGTGAATTTAGAGATGTTGATGCCCCTGGTGGAAACATAAGAGACCAGTTTCAATTTTTACCATTCAAAGGCCCAGATCAAACTTTATTTCAATTATTAAATTTTTGTGTAGAGTCTGGAAGAAGATTTGCATCAATTGCAGATATGAAAGTATCAGATATGAATGCACAGGCACCAGTAGGAACCACAATGGCTATCCTTGAGCGAGGGTCGAAAGTTATGTCAGCCATACATAAACGTTGCTATTATGCAATGAGACAAGAATTTAAAATGTTAGCAAAAGTGTTTGCTGATTATTTACCACCTGAATACCCTTATGATGTAATTGGTGGTAATAGACTTATAAAACAACAAGACTTCGATGATAGAGTTGATGTCATTCCAGTAGCGGATCCTGAT